GCAATCGAGCAAAAGACCAAAGCACTGGAGAACAAGTGTCTAAACAAAAACTACGCCGGGTTCACGGCTGACATTCAAACAATTCAAAGCCAACTGACCTTGCTGACGATGTGGATCACACAAGCCCAATGTGAACAAGTTAGGGAAAACACCTATAGAATTCTCAACAAAGTCTGATTAAATCTTAATTTTCAACAGGAGTTACGAATGACCTCAACAACAATAGTCGGCACAATGTTTGACAGGAAAGAAGCAATCAAAGAACTTCTTGCCACCAATGTCAACAATCACACCGAGAAGAAAAACAATCTCACATACCTATCATGGGCGTGGGCATGGGCAGAGGCTTTGAAGGCTGATGCAAACGCAACCTACAAGGTGGAGATGTTTGGAGACAAGTGCTTCATGGACATTAACGGCACTGCAATGGTGTTTGTAACTGTCACCATGTTTGGCAAACCAATGACCTGTCAACTGCCTGTGATGGACTATCGCAACAAGGCAATTCCAAATCCAGACGCATTTGCTGTTAACACTGCCATCATGCGTTGCATGACTAAGGCATTGTCGCTGCATGGCCTTGGTTTGTACATCTATGCTGGAGAGGATATCCCCGAAGGTGGCGCAACAATCAAGCCCACAGATGGAGTCATTATTGACAAGAACAGGGAAAACATCATTGCTGATGTTGCCATTGCTGTTCAAGATAGGTTCGAGGCAAGCGATTTGATCGGGGCTTATGAAGAATACCTGGGAATCCATGACCAGGAGGAAAAGGTGGCGTTATGGGCATTGCTTCCAAGTAATGTGCGTAGTGCTTTGAAGAAACATGGCGAATCTTTGAAAGGCTAAAAATGGAAATTACTAAAAAAGATAACAGTGGAGTTTTGTTTCGCAACGACAAAAAGGAAACAGGAAATCAACCTGATTACAAAGGAAACATCACTGTTGATGGTCAGGAATATTGGCTCTCAGCATGGATCAAAGAGGGCAAGAGTGGCAAGTTCATGGGCTTGGCAGTCAATCCCAAGGATGCACAGCCCCCAGCAGCTAATCCCAAAAAGATAGTTTATGATGATTCGGATATTCCCTTTTGATAAACCTCACGGGGCTACGGCCCCAATTTAATAGGAGTTAATGATGACAAAATTAGATGACACATGGTTTGGTGGTGCAGTCGAGAAGTTCTTTGGAACTGCGCCGTTTAAACTTGCTCGCAAAGATGACCCTGCCACTTCCCACATGGCAGCACAGGCAATCGACACCACAAAGATGGAGTCACTGGTATATGAAACCATTGCAGCCTATGGCCCAGATGGTTGCATCTCAGATGATGTACTTGCCAAACTACCATTCCTGCCCTATTCCTCTGTCACAGCCCGATACAAGGCACTGATTGACAAGGGCTTCATTGAGGTCATTGGAACCCGTAAAGGGCTTTCTGGGCGACTCCAAAGGGTTATGCGTAAGCTAGGGTAAATCCCTATTCCAATCTCTGTCAGACAAGGCAGAATTGGCGCATGAACCAACAACAAACAACCCGTTTAAACGCTTTCTGGCAGGATGTAGAAGCTCACAAGGCTCTCAATCCATCCTTGCCAGAGAGTGCCCTTGCAGTACTTAAATCTGTGGCCCTGGATGCCCTCCTTGCCGCACAAGACATTGAACAGATAGGAGTGAATGATGCAAACAATTGAATTTGTGCCTTTTGATTGGGTAGACGATGACTTCAATCCAGAGATTGACCGAATTGAGGTTGATTACCAATGGCATGAAGCAGATGACTCTGTTGGTTTAATCGCATACTGCGAGAAAACAGTCAAGTGGATGCGCTTTAACTTGGAAATCAAGGACATAACAGATGAGTTGTCCTATGCTGATTTGGCCTATTTGAAGCATGAAATCCAGCGTAACGATAAGGAGATTGCAGATGAAAGAACCTGAAGACGAGGCTTTTGATGAACTGGCAAAGCGCCAGGGTGATTGGGGTCTGCAAGGGTCACGTAAGCATCAGATTATTCGATATGTTGAGAACAACGCTAGGAATGAAGTGATTGAAGAAGTTGCCAAGCACATTGAGAAATGCAGTTTGGCGTTTGGCAAAGACACTATTCAATCGTTTGCTGCATATGTAAGAGGAACGAAGAAATGAATAACGAACCAGCATTTCCAGTTCCTAGTTATGTAAATGCAGATGGAGAAACACATGATGTTTCACTTCAAGGCATGACATTGCGGGATTACTTTGCGGCAAAAGCTATGAAAGAAATTATGGCTCAAGCCTATGAACTTGAAAAAGAATTCCATGTGGATAATGATTTTTCATTTCCCGACACAATGTGTTCGATTACAAAAGAAGCATACAAGTGGGCAGACGCAATGCTAAAAGCGAGGGAAGCATGACCCAAAACGAAATCGACACCATGTGGCAACAGGCTATGCGAGAGTCAATCAAAGATGGTGCGATTTATATACGCCATCACTTTGCCAAAGTTGTAGCATCCGCAGAGCGTGAGGCGTGTGAAAAGACTTGCAATGACATGGCTGACAAAATGACAGGTATGGCTGCATGGGGCGCACAAGAATGCTTGAGAGCAATCAGAGCAAGGGGACAAGCATGAGTGACAAAGAAGCATTGAAGCGAGTTGCTGAGAAACTACGCCGCGCTGGGGCAAACCTACCAGCGCCAGAGGTAACAGGGACGATAGAGGGGTCTATTGTCACGGGGCTTTGTATTGCGCTGTTACTTGTCGAAATTGAAATAGAAGCCTTGGCACAGCCAGAGCAAGAGCCTGTAGCGTGGATGAGTCCATCATGGATTGACCCTAATACGAGAGGATGGCAAAGCGATAGTTTTGAGTCAATACCGATTGAGGGTTGGCTTCCCATCTACACCACCCCACCACAGCGCACATGGGTAGGCTTAGAGGGTGCAGAAGCAGGATGGTTTTGTCATACAGATTTTCTTAATGCTAGAAAATACACTAAAAAGCAAAGAGAGCATATTTGTTGTCAACTTTTATCTGAGGCTCAATCTTGGGATATTAAACAATATCAACTAATGATGCACGACAGCACCAAAATCAAGGAGAACACATGAAAATTATTAAGTATTTTATTGACTTATTGGACACGCTTAAAAAGATTGAGGCACATCTCAATGAGCTTTCAAGCTGTGTAGGAAAACAACACAATGGATACAACCCCGCAGTGCGTATAAATCCATATAGCTGATCTGGAGAAAAATCAATGAAAGCACGACAAGTATTCCGCGCACTGATGGCCTCTAAGGGCTACAAAGATACTGATTTAGCCATGACAGGAGACAAGTACACCAACCAATCCATGCAAAGTAGATGGAACTACTTTATTGCAGGTTGGGAAATGCGGGGGGTTATGTGATTGAGACAATCATCACAATCTTTGCCATAGGCTTTCTAGGCATTGCATTAGCCATTGGAGGCGTTTGCCTGATGGTTTGGATGGCTTTAAACGAGGATTGAAATGCCAAGACCTAAGACTGAATTAACCTTTGTGAACAAGACTGTTAGCGCACGACTCAGACCCGCTGAATACAAGGAATGGGTGCGCCTGGGAGGGGTTACTTGGCTACGCCAACAGCTTGCTCAAAGCATCAAGAACCAAGAACCGCAAAAGCCTCATTTGTATGCTTTACGCGATCATCTAGGCCGATTGTTCCACCGTTAATCTTTTTGGTCAGTCCAACCCAATCAGCAGCTTCTGCAAGGTTGTTGCAATTGTGGGTTGACCAGAACCAACCAGCAGTCAGTGCCGCATATTTGGGCGTTGCCACAAGGTCAGGCTCCATCACAAAGTCAACTCCAAGGGCTTGTCCGGCATGGAAGTAGTTTGCATGGCCTGTCAATTGGATGCACCCACGGCCTCTGAACCGATACCCGTCACCAGATGCCTCATCCCTGTTGCCCATACGACTGCTGTACACCTTGTTTGCAATCTTCTTAGGATTTTTGGAATACTGATTGGCAATCTCCATCGTTGGAAATCTTGTCTTCCACAGCTTCATCAGGGTTTCAGCACGATAGTTGAGGTTCTCTTCCAAGGTCTTAAAGTTTCCACATTCATGCCCACACTGCCCGATAAAGGCGGCTTGCTGGCGCTGTGTGTTAATGCCAAAAGTGTTGAAGGTTTCATTGAGGGCATCAACCCACTCAACCCCAATATGGAGCTTTTTCAGTTGTTCAGCGCTGACCATTCATCACCTCCATCACCTTGTTGTAACTGTCAATACACGCATTCAATTGGGCCGTGTTTCTGTCGCCTTGGGCGATGATTTCGGCAATGGCTGCGAGGGTTGCTCGTTCGGAGTCAGAAGTTTCATAAACCTGTCTGACAGGTTCACTTCTTTCTTTTGGGCTATCTCCGGCGGGAGTGGGGGCATTTGTGGGGGCTTGTACACAACTTGTGGACGGGAGCCGCAACCTACCAGCACGAATAGCAGAATCAAGAGAAGACTGTTTTTGAGTGATGACATTGTTGGCCTCCGAAAGTTTGGTTGATTGGTCATTCAGTTGTTGGGCAAGTTCACGCTCTTTTTCCCGTGATTCTTCATTCTTTTTGGCAATCTCTACTTGCATCTCAGCATCCCTGTCACCCCATCCAACATGATGCCCATA